TGGGATATTAGGAAACCTCGCAGAAGCGATTTTGCCGATTCTCGCTCAAGCGTTCTACACGTTTGGTTACGTTTTAGAAAGTGTTATTGCACCCGTATTGAATGTTCTTGGACCGCTGATTGCGACCCTGGTTACTCAACTCGGTGATGTGTTCTTACAAGTTGTGATTGCGTTGTCAGGGCCGCTACTGACTATCGCTGAGGTTATAGGCGGGGCGCTTGCTACGGCGCTGACTGTGATTGCCCCGTTTCTACAAACGATCATTTCAACTTTTGCTGAGATGATTACAGGGTTGTTGCCGGTGCTAGTTCCGTTGTTGATGGCGATGGCTGAAGCGTTCGGGACTTTGCTAACAGCGGTGCTTCCGTTGTTGCCGATGATCGTTGATCTTGTTGCGAACGTCGGCGGCATATTTTTGGAAGCAATCCTTGCCGTTCTGCCTGTCATCATTGAACTTGTAACAGCGTTTGCTACAGGGTTGGCTCCTGTTATGGAAGGCATCAAACCGTTGATTGCTGCGGTCGGTGATGTGTTCCTTGCGATCACTCCATTCATACCTATTCTCGCTGATGCGATCCTTCAGGTTGCTCTAGCGGTTGTAGGTCTGCTGCCGTCGCTGATGCCGCTTGTAGACGTTATGGTCACTTTGCTAACAGCAATCATTCCTATCATCCCGCAGTTAGCTAGTATGGCTGCTCAAGCGATTCTTCTACTGCCGCCGATTGTGGGATTGGTTGCGAAACTGTTGGAGTTTGAGCCGCTCCTGTATGTGATCGTCGGGGCGCTTGCTGCGTATTATGCCGCGCAACTTTTGGGGAACATTGCTAATGGTGCTGCTGCCGCTTTGTTCGCTGCACAGAACATAGCAATCACTGTCTATAGCGGGCTGATGAAAGCGGCGAAGGTAGCGACGGCTGTTTGGACGGGCGCTCAATGGTTGCTGAACGCTGCGCTAAACGCTAACCCGATTGGTCTAATCGTTGTTGCGATTGCTGCTCTCGTCGCAGGTGTAGTCCTTGCTTACAAGAACTTCAAGCCGTTCCGAGACATCGTTGACAAGATAGGCGACTTCTTCCAGAACACTCTGTGGCCTGCTATCAAGAAAATTGCGGACATCTTAGGCGGCGCGTTGATGACAGCGGTTGATGCGATCTGGCCGATCTTTCAGAAGTGGTTTGACATCATCAAAGGCTTGTACTTGCAACCGTTGATCGACGCTTTCAACACGTTGAAAAAGTTGTTCACAGGCGATTTCAAGGGTGCGCTTGAAGGTATCAAGAATCTCTTTAGCAATCTCGGTGAGACATTCGGCAAGATAGGCGATTTGGCTGGGACGCTGATCGGCGCGCTGATGCCTGCTCTTGCCTCGGTCGGGTCGTGGATATTTACCGAGGGTATCCCGATGCTTTTCGGGTTCATCATGGACGGGTTGAAGAAGTTGCCCGGCCTGCTTATTTCGCTTGGCGGGTTGCTGTTCGACGGTCTGAAACTTGCGTTCAATTTCCTTGTTGAGAACGGGCCAATGATTCTCTCAACCTTGTGGGGTTGGATCTCAGGTATTGGCAGCACGCTCGTCGGCTTGCTTGGTGACCTTGGCGGGATGCTCTTAGGTTGGCTCACAACAGCGTTTAATTGGTTGGTCGAAAACGGTCCCGGTATCCTTGCGACTCTTTGGGGTTGGATTTCGGGTATCCCCGGAATGCTCCTCGGGTTGCTCGGCAATCTCGGCGGGATGTTGTTGGGGTGGTTGACGACTGCGTTCAATTGGTTGGTGGAGAACGGGCCGGGAATCCTGGCGACTTTGTTGGGTTGGGTGCTTACCATTCCAACACTGATCGTGAATGGTTTGATAGCCCTTGGCGGGCTGCTGTTTGACGGGATCAAGATAGCGTTCGGGTTCATTGTTGAGAAGGGACCGGACATACTCCTAACAATGCTTGGTTGGGTTCTAACGATTCCAACAATGATCGTCAATGGATTTATTGCACTCGGTCAGTTGCTAGTTGATGGTGTCAAAATCGCGTTTGGGTTCATCGTCGAAAAAGGCCCCGACATTCTTTTGACTTTGCTTGGTTGGATTCTGACCATTCCAAGGTTGATGGTTGACGGGCTGCTCACTCTTGGATCGTTGCTGTTCGACGGGGTGAAGATCGCGTTTGATTTCATCGTGACGAAAGGGCCGGAGGTTCTCGCTACTGTTGTCGGTTGGGTGACGGGTATCCCTGCGACGCTCATTGCGGGTCTTGGTGCTATCGGGGACAAGTTGTTCGGTTGGGCCAAAGCCGGGTTCGACATGATAAAGGATCGGGGCGGCGAGCTTCTGACGGGGGCCATAGAGTTCTTCACGAGTATTCCCGGCAAGTTGATCGGCGCTCTTGGTGATGCGGCGGGTGGTGCAGGCAACTTTGCTTCCAAGATTTTCAATTCGTTGCGCGGTTTCATAAACGACAAACTAATAAACAAGCTGCGTAACATTTCGGTGTTTGGCGCTAAACCGTTTGAGGGTATCCCTCTCATCCCTGAGATTGCGTTAGCTGAAGGCGGGATCATCACTAAGGCAACCAACGCCATCGTTGGTGAGGATGGCCCCGAGGTTGTTATCCCGTTGTCAAAACCTGAGCGGGCCAAAGAACTACTCGTTCAGTCTGGTTTGATGGATCTCATCTCTAGCGGTTCGCCGGGCATTGCAATGTCGGCCCCGCCGTCTACGCCTGATGCAAGTGGGGTAACGGCCACGGTCACGACAGCGATGTCGTCTGTTGTTGACTCTGCGGTAGCGGCACTGCAACCGATCAAGGATTGGTTTGCGACACTATCGACGTTTGCGATTGAGTCGTTGAAAACTTTCGGCGAAACCGTGTGGGCAGGGATACAGGTCACGTTCCAATTTCTTGTCACGCAGATACTCACGCTGCTTGAGAGTTTGACTGCGTACATTGCTTTGTGGCCTATGACGATCAGCGCGTTGCTTGCGAACACGGGCGGGTTGATTTGGTTGAGTATGGCGGGCGGTATGGGGGCGTTTGCTGCGTCTTTCAAGGCGGTGTTTGCTGACCTAAGCGTGTATGTCACGACCTGGCGAACGGGCCTAGAAACGGGCTTTGGTGCGTTGCCTGCGTACATGGGCGGGGTAGCCGGTCAGATCACTAGCGCGGTTGCGGCACCGTTCCGAACTTTTGCGTCGTCTACTTGGAATCCGTTTGCGACGACTTTGACGGGTGCGTTGGATCAGATCCCGGCGACAGCGAATATCAACATTCCGTCGTTGACTTTCCCGACGGCACATTCCGGTGGTGTGATTGGTGGCCGGTTGCCTGAAACGGGCGGGCCGTTTGAGTCTTCCGAGATGCTTGTGAAGATGCAACGCGGTGAGGGTGTTATCCCTGCGAGCGTTATGAAAGCGATGACTCCTGCGGAGTTTGAGACTATCCGCCGGGGTGATTTCGGGGAGCGTGACCCTCGGGCTGATATGGCTATGACTCAACGGTTCTTGCCGCAGACGGGTGCGCCTGCCGCACCTATGCCACCGCTCGGGGGCGATTCGTTTGCTACGTTGCCTTCTTCGGTTCTTGAAGGGTTGAAAGACGCTCTCAAGATTACGTTCGCTGAAGCAAAGAACTTGGGTGAGCAAGCATTTTATGCGCCTAAGTATTTGGGCGGTCTTGCTTCTTCTGCTGCGATGGGTGGCCTTGGATTCGTTGGTCAGAAAATAGAAGAAGCGAACAAAGCGGCTGCGGACGCGATGGGCGGTGTTGGTACTGCGTTCCCCGGCGGTGTCCCTATCGGGTTACCTGCTGCGGTTGAAAGGTTGCGCCAGGTCGCAGGTCGCCCCGGTAACTATCGTGCGCTCATCGACTACATGAACGCAACGGGTGTGCCGTTCCGTGCTGTTTCAACGGTGCGTCCGGGTGCTACAACTCGCGGTTCAGGCGGGGCGCGTGCATCACTTCACGCTTCGGGTCGGGCCGTTGACTTCGCCGGTCCGACATTTAGTCGGGATTCACCGGAGTTGCTCAGAATTTATCGGGCGTTCGAGCCGGTGCGTGGCATTCTCCAAGAGCTAATTTATTCGGGGCCGGGCGGCGCGTTTGTTCGCAACCCGATCACGCGTGCAGATCACCACGATCACGTTCACGCAGGTCTTGCTAACGGCGCTTATGTGCAGAGTCGAATGATGGCGATGATTGGCGAGGATGGTCCCGAGGTCGTAATCCCTCTCACACGCCCTATGCGTGCGTTACAGCTTGCAGAACAATCAGGGCTGCTAGGGGTGCTATCTCAGGCTGCGGGGCAACGAGCGGCCACACAAGGCGACACAGCGACCCTCACGACTGGGTCGGGTGCGACGGGTAGTGTTGAGGTTCAAGGTTTGTTCCCCGGTCAGGGCAACACTTACAACATCTACGGGATCAGTATGGCTCAAGTGATTGCTGAGATTGAGGCGCGTGAGCAGGCTTCGACCCGTGTGAACTTCACGAGGCGCTGATGTATCAGGCTTATTGTTACGGCAACCAAGTCGAGTTGTGGAACAATCAACGAACCCTGGATTATCTGCGTGGTAATCCGTATGGGGTTGACGCTGCGACAGTTCTCGGCGGCTTCGCTGCCGGGGTAGCGGGGAATCTTGGCCCGTATGCGGTGAACAAGATTCCGTGTTCTCCTGCTTCAGCATTGTTTTGCGATCAGCCTAACGGCACTGAAATTATTGAGCTTGAGGTTGCGCAAACGGAAGACTTGATTGACTCAGGTGACTTTGGCGGTATCCCACTGCTGCCCGGTTCAAGCTTGGACCCTGCTGCACTCAATTTGCTGTTTGACAACTTTGCTGCTCCTCCGGCTTCAGGTTTCATGGGAGCCGGTGTTCTCATGCCAACTGTCCCGCCGGTGTTGGGAGCGGTTCTTATTGGTTGCAACATCACAGGAATCACGGTCGACGCAACGGGGTGGACGGCGTTGGATTCCAATGTGTACTTGTGGTCCCTTGACGATCTCAGTAATCCGCTGCCGGGTTCGACTTCGCTTACAGGTGCAGGGTCTGCGGGCTGGAACTTCTTCCCAACAGGAACAGCGGCGCAGTTGTTGTCTCAACCGGCAGGCGCGGTTGATGTTGAGTTCAGGTGGGACACACCTATCGTTGGAGCATCATTCCCCGCGGTGAGTTTCACTTGTAGTGATGCGGGCGGCGGTATCGCGCCTGTCAGTATTCAAGCAACAGGCTGGACTTGGGTTTGGGGTGTTCCTGTCGATACCGGCACTTACGTTCTTGACCTAACCGGCGGCGCTGATAGCCCACCCTGGTTCGACCCCGAGGTTCCAGAGTCCGCAGACTTCTACGGTCTGTTCGTCGAAGACATCACAGGCTTCGACTCGGTTGTGCAACGCGACATAACCCCCGCTTCGATCTATGGCGGGAGTTTGGGGCCACTCAAGTTGGGGCCACGAACCCTAACCGTCACGGGATACCTGTTTGCAAAGACTTGTTGTGGTTCAGAGTACGGACTGCATTGGTTGAACGAGGCACTCATCGGTTCCACCGGATGCGAGGACTGCGCGATAGGCGACTTCTTCATGTTGAAGTGCTGTCCCCCTGAAGAAGCTGACCCGTTGGACTACGGCAGACTCCTGCACCGCACCGGGCTAGTCGATGGCCCAAAGGTCGTCGACAAGTTCGGCACCTGCTGCGACCAATGCGGTTACACGACGCTGAAGGTTCAGTTCACGATTGCATCCGAGTTGCCGTACATCTTCTCCGACCTGACGTTCCCCGTGTTTGAGGAAGGGTTCGGTGAGACAGAGTATGAGCGGTGCTTCACTGACTGCGTTGACTGCCCCGAGGTCGTACCCTCCACCTTTGTCCCCGACTGCGGCCCTGCGCGTATCGCCCCGCCGCTCCCGTTTATCCCTGATGACGATTGCTTCTGCGAACCGTGGGTGACGAAACAGATATGCTCGTCGTACACAAATGTTGCCGACTGGAATAGCGCGACTTCTTTCATTCAGATTTTCGCTGGTGCCACCGATCTGCGAAACCTGAGAATCTCGGCTTACGAGAATCCTCGCGCTGATCTTATTCCGCCGGTGCCTTGCCCGTGCGGGATTCTAGCGGATGATGACTATTGGAAATGTGTTGTTCCGTGTCAGGAGCTAACCGTTCCCCAACTGCCGTCTGGTTCGACGCTCACGATTGACTCGCGCACGCGTATCGTTGCGCTGCAACTCGCGGGCGGCGCGTATGTTTCCGGTCAAGGGATTGTTGGTTCGGCGGGGTATGCAGGGTTTCAGTGGTTTGATCTGCCGCAATGCTCAACGCTGTGTTTCATCATCTCGGTTGATGCACGGGTTTCTGATAGTGCGTGGGTGACGATTGGCGCGGCGGGCAAGTTCTTAGCATCGGGCGGCTGACCTCATGCCGATCAGCGGTCAGATACAAGTTGACTACTCCGCACTCTCAATTAGCTATTCGGAGGTTGGTTACCCCGGCGCTGTCGTACAAGTAACAGGCGTGGTCAACTCATCCACGAATCCGATAGTCAAGTGGACTTACTCGGGAAATGGGTTTTCTCCTGACCCTCTTGTCGTGTTTGATGCGTTACCACAGGCTTACACTTGCGGCCCCGCTGCGAGTCCGTCTTGCGAGTTGGTTACTTGTCTGCTTGAAGATTCTCTTGGCAACACACAACTCATTCAAGGACTTGTACGCATTCAACCGTATGAGACTTTTACGGGGTCTGTTCCGAATCAGTTTGACAAGGTTGTCGAGTTTGGTCGTTCCAGCGATGCGGGTGGATGCGATAACAGTTTGGACGGTTTCTTCGCACCTGATGGCGACGGGCTGTTGTTTGCTTTCTCCGGTGCGAACTTTGTGACAACAGCAACGGTTGTTTCCGGTGGGATGTACTTAGAAACAACCACGACGATGACATTGCCGATGGTATCCGGCGGCTACTGGATCGCAGGAGCCGGGACGTTTTCGCCTGATGCGGTTCCACCGTGGGTTAGTCCATCGGCGGTCGGCCCGCAAATATCGGCTGCAATTTCTAGCACGGCAACAACCTTCACTTTCGATCCTTTTCCTCCGCTGCCGCCGGGGTTTGGTTTCGTTTGGACAAACGACAGTGCGCTAGCACCCGGTGATGTTGTTGTGACCTCGGCCACGATACCGACCGTTGAAGAAGTCCATGTGCTGCTAACAGCCATGCTTGGGACAGTCTCTCTTGAAGCCGAAGATTTTTACGGGGGAGAAGCTCTTGCGGGCGCGTTGATCCCCGAGTTTCAATCCGTACTCACTCCGACCTGCCTGCCCGGTGCAACACTCGGCGTAGGCGACGACCTACAAATCCTCCTCCTCACTCGCGGCGGGGGAAAGGTGATCGCAGAACTCAACCCAGTGTCGGGTTCCTTCACTCGTGATGTCGACGCGACTTCGACGCTAGAGATGACCGGCGTAACTTCTGGTCTGCTCGGTGAGTCCTGCTGCGATAATTGGGATGAGGTGTATCCCTGGAACACCGAGATCATTGTTTACCGTGATGGGCGGGACGCGTGGTGCGGGCCGGTGACGGGCGTTCAGTTTGGGTACGGGACGGTGAAGGTTACTGCTGCGGATCTGACTGCATGGTGGGACCGGCGTGTTCTGCCTGCTGATCTGAACTTTGTGAACGTGGACATTGCAACGATCTTTGAGACTGTCGTCACCGCTGCGATGTCTACTGATCCTGTCGCTAACTTCAATATCACAACGACCCCGACAGGCATCCTCGGTTCACGCACCTATTTACAAACAGATTACAAGTATGCGAATGACTTGTTGGGCGAACTTGCTAAGACAGGTATTGACTACTCGGCATACGGGCGCACCATTCTTTGCGGCGGCGAGCAAGTCCCTGCCGACCCATACGTCGTGCTGACTGACGAGTTTTGGGTTCAGCCCCCTACCATTAGCGCTAGGGGCAACGATCAAGCCACACAGGTGATCGTTCTAGGGAAAGGCGTTACGGGTATCGCAACCGCTACCACGGCTTATACGGACTTCTATGGCCTTCTCGTGCGAACCTTCAGCGAGACAGAAATTGAAGATGCTGCGTCTGCACAGTCGGCGGCAAACACACGACTAGCGTTGCTGCAAGATCAGCTTTACATTGAAGCAGGGACGGGCGGTGGCCTGAAGCCAACAGCGCCGATCACGCTGCCGGAGTTGATACCGGGAATCAGGATACGAGTTGACAGCTCCGCTTCATGCCGCCAGGTCGTAGCGGACTTCCGACTGAAGTCTGTGAAAGTCGGGTTCGATGGTAGCGTTGCTATCGACTTGCAACCTCTTGGAACGGTTGGCGACTGATGTCTTTTCGTGATGACGAACGCAATCTAGGTCACCGGATAGAAACCCTAGAAGCGCGTGTGCGCGCGTTGGAACAGCCGGGTGCGTTGCCTCCTGATCGGGGTTGGATTCTCGCTCAGGTCGGCACGGACCTTCAATACTTGTACGTTCCGACCGGGGTGTACGGACCGATTATTGGTAGTCAGTAGGTTAGGATTCTGCTATGGCTCGTTGTGGTTGTTCTTCTACTTGTGTATGCACGGTTGTAGGCGGCGACTGCGCTGTTGTCTCAGGCGACGGTTCCGTTGGTACGCCTTACACGGTTGATATTGTTGTCGATCCTGCAAGCGTGAACATCCTTGAGTGTGGTGCAACTGGTTTGCTGGTTGAGTTGCAAACTGCGGACACGGCTTGCATTGACTTGTCCGGTACGGGCGTGGCGGGCCTCCCACTTTTCGCAACTCCGATTGTTGACGGCGTTGTGAATGGGAACATTTTGTCTTGCGGGGCTGACGGTCTTGTCGCTGGCGGTCAACCGTTCTACAACTTTGTGCAAGCGCTTTCTGTCGCAGGCAATATCGCCGCTGTGAACGCTGCGGCTGTTACATATCTTGCGACGTTATGAGAGGATTCTAAATGGCTCAGTGTGGTGTACCAACAGCGGCGTGGCCGTTCGCGTGTGGTGATGTTGACCTCAAGAATGGTTTGCATTGGGATTCTGCGACGAACAAGTTTTGGGTTGAACCGGGTATCTCTACGACTGTGCCTGCTCGCGCGTGGCCTTATGCGGCGAGTATCGACGCTGCTGCCCCAACGGGCAACGGCCTGTACTATGACGCTGCGAAGTGCAAGCCGTGGGTTCAGCCGGAGTCGAACACGAACCATACGGTTGCGGCGTTGTCTTCAGTGTTTGGTCCGTCCCTTGGAGACTATTGGCGACCCAAGAACGGGCCATACATTTGGCAATGGGGAATCCACTGGTATCAGGCTTGGGTGGAGAGAGGCCAACGAAATGCCTTTGAGATTATCCGTCAGCAGGATTCGATTATGACGGTGGTCAATACGTCTTCTAAGGGTAGGTCGATTTCAGCTACCGTAGACTTCCCACAAATTGCGCACTATGTGACATGGCAGTCCCCTTGGTGCCAGCTTGTCGGACAACTTTTCTATGAGGTATATCAGACAAGTTTGGGGCCAACGGGCGCGTGGGTTACGGCGTTCGGCCAAGTTCAGAATGGTGCGTTTGCATACGACCCAAATACTGCGACCAATAATACTGGAATGCCTGACTATCCGTTCAGCCCCACCTATGGCGGCGGCACATATGGTTCAGGTTGGTTTACACCGACCGGCACGGCGTTCCCCACATTCCAAGGTGGTGGTTATGGGCTGTATGCAAAGTTTGAGCAGATGGGTAGCCTCAACTGGATTGGTGGAAATGTCCCTGTAGGGCATTCAATCAACTTGACTTATAACGTGGTTGCTTTCCCACCGTTCAATCCTGATGCGGCGATAACTGTTGGTCCGTTTCCCGATATTCCGTATGTTGCGAGTTACACTTCCATAATGAACAGCGGAGTCTTGAACGCGGTGATGATATGAGCGACCTTGAACCTAACCCCAACCCTCCAACTTGGGAGCCGCTACCTGACACAGTTCCCGGTGTAGTTGCGTTCTTCGCTGACAGAATCACAACAATTACAAACAACACGGTTTTGCCGTATGGTTCGCCAACGGACTCTGCGGCATCATTGGAGTATTACGTCAACAATCCCAATCCGGCCCTGCTTCCCACACCTGAGTATCTTGCTCAAAGAGCGGCGATAGAAGCACTCGGCTTAGACCCTGACATTCTCGCTCCGATCACACCTGTTGACCTCAGCGTCGGGTTCTACCTGAACCTCTTGACTTACTCCGAGTCACTAACCCGTGATTGGATTCTTGGTGTCGGCTGGACGCAAGCGGACTGCGACACGATCTGTTCGCAACTCGTCTTTGTGCAACCCGAGGCGGTAGCATATGTGGCTACGCTCACACCGGGCGTGCA